CTGCTGTTGGTGTTGATGGTGCGTTATATGTACCCCCAAATATTCCTAATGTACTACCCCCGCCTACTGTGCGCCATGAAGTTATAGTCTTGGTAAATGTTGCCCCTGAATATAAATAAAGTTCCGAAACATTTGTTAATGAGCCATTAAACGTTGGATTTCCATATATATTTAGAGTTCCTGATACAGTACCGTTAAATGTCCCGCCTGATATACTTTGGTTGTAACCACTTATATTTCCATTGATAGTGCCACCTGTTATTTCATAAGAGCTACCAAGATTAAAATTTACAGTGCCTGAACGAACATTCATTCTACTCGCTGTATATGTACCAGCCCATATTGCTGTTGGGTCGTTTAACCCTGAATTTATATTTGAAATAGTATAATTTTCACCATCTATAGCTCCTGTCCAAGTGCTATTATTTACACCAGTTAATGTAAATACTCTAGCGGCTACTCCTGATGTTACAAATTGAGTTATATAAATAAAATCTGCTAGTGTTGGTAATCTTCCCAATAACGTTCCAGGATTATTGTCTTTACCTTGGTTGCTTCCAGGGTCTGAGTACCATTGGCTTACATCATTCCAATTTCCATTATTAGGAGTACCAACTGGAACCTGAGCACCGAAATATATGGTCGCCACAATTAGTACCCTGTATATCCGTTAATTAACGTTACAAGCAGCCAAGCAGATACAGTAGTGTCGTATTGTATAGAGAATACTAGTTTTGTGCCTGTAGCTACTGAAACTGGACTTGTTGTTGATGATGAGGATGGGATTTTAATACTAGCATTTATTGACACGTTGATTGCTGCGCCTGTACCACCTACGGATGGATTGATAATCCAAAGCCTAACCATAGACCCATCTGTTCCACCTGCTGGCGGGTTAATAGTTAAGTTACCTGTACATACAATTTCAACGTTTGTATTATTTGTTAGCGTTGGTGTTGCTGAATAAGCTAAAGGTGTAAAGGCAGTATTTGGCGGGACAGGAGTATCACCGTTACTATCAAATAAATAATTGGGGTTGACTACTTTTTCATTTATAGTGACGCTCATTATAGCCCCATATATAAAGTTACTGTTGCGCCTGTGCCAGAAATTGAAGTAACTCTACCACGAACATACGTCCAATTAGCACTTGTTACAAACCCATCAGATGTTGATGTGGTTCCTAATGTTAACCCAATTGTAGCCGCTACTATCCAATCAGCATTATTATTACTTACTTCTACGTTAATAGATGCTGCTCCTGCGCCTGATGATGTTGTTCCTGCGGCCTGGAATGTCCTATTATCTGTAGGTATGCGTAATGCTTGGACGTTTTGAGGCGTTCCTGTGACTGTAGTAGTCGCATTGTTTAATAATACTATCGTTGACATAATTAATCTCCTTAGTTTTAAGAAGGGGCCGTAGCCCCGTTCAGATTAATTAAGCTGTAAACGCTGTTGGTTGGTAGGTACCGTCAGAGTTGCGAACAGTGTATGTACATTGAAGCGTTACAGAACCTGTAGTCAAAGTCGCTGCTTTAGTAGCTGTATATGTAACAATAGCATCTGTAGTACCAACGTTAGCAAACAACGATGTTACTGCATCGGCAGCTGTTGCACCAGTCATGTTAGCTGGATTAGCAGGGCCTGTAACAGTAGTAGCTCCTGTAACGTCAGTCGCACCAATAGTTAATTTAACAGTTGTAGCACCGCTAAATGTTTCTGTAGTAAAGTATTTAAAGTACGTAATCATTGCGCCTGCTGGAAGTACAAATGCATTACCTGTAAGCGAAGCATTGATTGATGCGAATGGAAGTGTAATAGTTTGAGTAACTTCAGTAGCACCTGTGTTGCGGATTGTACCAGCTGTTGTGCCAGTTGTGTTTTTTACAGTACCCAATAACCATGGGCCTAAGTGAGTTGCGATTGCCATTTTAATTTCCTTTGTGTTATAGCACTTTCCAACCCAATTTCTATAATATCTGCTAGGTCAGTTTGGGCCAGTAAAAAAATAATCCTAGATGGACTCTTTATACACAAATATTTTATGGCTGTCAATAAGTTGGGCGTAGATTTGGTAGTTATTTCATGTAACGCAGAAAGCCGAAAAACTCGTTACTTACTACATCCTCTAGTGTCGGCTTAACCGCCCTTTGGGAGTATATCTTATTTATTCATTACGTACATAGTAACTTCGAAACCAAAACGCATTTCAGTAGCAGCTGGTTTTGTCCACATGGTAAAACTCCTTTAAAATTTATACACGTCATTGTGTATATGTATACATTCTGCTCTTTTCTATACACATCGCAATACGGAAAACCATTAAAAAAGGGGCCGAAGCCCCTTAGTGTTACCAAGCGTTTATTAAGCGCCTTGTGAACCGTACATACCTAGTGGATCTGACCAACCGAAGCTGTAACGTTCACGTGCTTTATAACGCACGTTACCAGTATCAAAGTCACCATCCATTGATGTTGCTAATGGAGTACGAACAAAGTGTTTCATGCCGTTAGGTACATCTGTAGTCAAGAACCAAGCATTTGTGTCGGTCAAGAAATGGTTAATTGCGTAACCTTCTGGGATTGAACCGTTGTTTTTCAATGCGTTGATGTCGTTGTCTGTAGTACCAACACGTAATTCAGTTTCCAACAAACGTGTTGCAACGAATTGCAATGCTGGTGGAACAATCAATTTACGTGGTTTAGCAGCGATCAATAGGCCACGTTCGTCAGTCCAAGCTGCGATTTGAATAACTGCATTTTCCAATGAAGTTTCGTTCAAGTCAGCTGGTGTTGATGGAATGTTGCTGTTTGTGCCGCCTGTAACAAGTGGGTGAGAAGCTGAGAACAATGGAACACCATCACCACCATTATACGCACCACCGGTAGTAAAGCCGTTATTCAATACGTTAGCTGCTTTAACTTGTTTTGTGTATGCCATACCGCGAGCTAATGCTTTAGTATAACGAGCAGACAATGTGTCATACAAGTTATCTTCTACAGCTTCTTCAGTTAAGCTGAAGCCAAGAGCAATAGTTTCGTGTGTGTAGCGAGCTGTCCAAGCTTCTTGAGCGTTGTCATAAGCGATGGCGTTGCCTTCGTTTTTAACTGGCGCTGCTGAGAAGCCAGACAATTTTGTTTCTTCTTCGAAAGAACGTTCTGAGCTCTCTGTTTCGTAGATCTCTTGATGTTCTTCACCATAACGTTTGTACTCCAAACCAAACAAAGCATTTAAGCCTGGTAATAGTTCTTTAAGTAACTGTGCGCGTGAAATAGCCATTACTTATTCTCCTTATAGACCGGTAGCATTGTAATAACTATGCTGTCCGAAGTTAAATTTAACGATACAATCGGTAAATGCATCACCAACTGTAGAGAATGGGCCGTTTACAAAATCAACTAAACGTAAACCGATAGTAGAAGTTACTGCACCGCCAGCTGCATTCAATGCAATTTTTGAGTTACCTGTAGTTGTAGAACCAGCAGTTTGCACAACTGGGTAGTTAAGACCAAGACCAGCTTGTGCTACTGAAGCTGAAGCTTGGATTTGGAACAATGCATCTGGGTCATCACATACATATGCCATAGCATCAGATGCTACTGTTGAAGCTGGCCAGTATTGATTGTTTAGTTTGTATTTCAAGCTAGGGTCTGTGTATGTACAACCTAAGAACACACCAACAACACCTGTTGCTGGGAATTGGTCTGCTGCTGAACCTACGTTTGTTACTTTTTCAATAGTACCGTTTGCTGCAATAGAAACGATATCACCAAAAAAGATATTTGTAGCATACGCACTAGCAATTTTGATTTGACGTGTTGAGCCTGCAAAGACTTGACCGCCGATTAAATTGATAGGACGTAGACCATATGGGGCTGCTGTAGTAGCCATATAAATCTCCTTAATTAATTATTTATTTACCTTTACCAAACGATGTTTTTGTAGACTTTTGACTAAATAAAGGCATACGTGCATCGTTCTCTTTCATGAAGCTATTGTCCACCGAATCAGTCTGTGACTGAGTTTGCTTATTAAAATAAGCAGTACGTTGTTCAATAAACTCCTCTGGGGTTTTGCATAGAATGAGACCGCCTACTTCCACTGAGTCTTTAATTCGAGTGTTTTGTTGGTCTACATACAATTGTAGTTCAGGGTGCTCCGACAATTTGACGGGTTCCCATCCCTCACGCATTTTTGAAGAAACGTTAGTGGCGTCTGCTTGACCCATCATACTAGTACGAACCCAACGATACGCCCAACCCGGTTCTTTTTTAATTTCAGGTAGTGCTGAAGCTGGTGCCCATTGTTCTGGACGTTGGTATGCTTCACGTACGGTTAAGTCTCTAGTAGTTCTTGTATCAGCTGTAGTCATTATCTATTCTCCAATTTAATCAATTCTTTTGCATATTGTTCGGGTGTGATTCCTAATTTGCGAGCCAATGTCTGCGCAGATTTGGATACATGTACTTTTTTAGGCGCGGTACTACGCGTAGCCGAAGCAACAACAGTAGAAGGTTTTGTGCGTTGGGCGGGTTTTCCCTCGTCCAGCGTAGCATCCTCAAAATATTCGGGGAAGCGTTTCTGCATCGTATTATCAATACGACGGTAATACTCTTCAGAGGTAGGGCTTACGCCGCTTCTGACTAGCTTTTCATGCAATCCCAAAGCTAAACTAGTCATTTCCTCATCTTGCCCAAACCAAGTATTTTTTTCTTGCCAAGCCGAAGCTTTAGCATCTGGTTTAGGTGATTGGGATTGTGTTGGTTGTATATATACATCTTTTTCACCGTTTTGTAAAGTATTTTCATATTTACGTTGATAATTCTGTACTTGAGCGGCTTTAAACTGTGCTTCTGTTAATTTTTGTTGTGCTTCAATCTGTTTGTCAGTATCGCCTGCATCATAAGCTTCACGATATTCTCGTTTAGCAATAGCCATCTCATATTCGGCAGCTCGCTGGTAAGCATTAATATACTCTACTTCGCCACTTGATAAAGTTGATTTGAGTTTTTTATTCTCTTCTTGGATAGCTTGCGCATAACGAATAGCTTCTTCTCGTTCACGCGCTGCAGCTTCTTTTTCTCGACGTTCATCATGATACACTTTACGTAATTGAGCCATACGCTCTTTAACACGTTCAGAATAGTCAGTTAAATCGTCTTTTTCTAATTCTTCTACAATTTCTTTAGGTAATGGTTCACGACCACGATCTTGTTCAGGGGTATCGTCATATACTTCAATATCCACTTCATCTTGGTCTATCTCAACTTTAACTTCTTGTCCTTCTTTACCTACTACATTGACTTCCTTTTCATCTGGAAATTCAAATTCATCATCAAACTCTGGTTTTGTAGCCATTTATTACTCCTTATGCGCGTTCATAGCCGCGTGGGTCTTGTACAGTGCCGATAACCGTATCATCATTAATCATTCTGAATTCACGGCCGTGGATTTTAAAACGAGTACCTGCATATGCACGTACGAGGACAAAGTCACCCTCGTTACACCATGCTCCTGTAGGGAACTTGTTTTCGTCTTTGTAGCAAAGGTCGCCTTGTTTAATCACAAACAAAACTACAGTGCTAGTTTCTTCTGCCTTCTTTGTCGCATCAGCTTTAACCAGTTTTAATCCACTGTCTAGCTCATACTCTTCAGAATTGGGTACGGCACATAACATATTCCACCCTTTTGGTTCCGGCAGTTGTGCTGCTTTCTCCACTTCAGTTGCATCACCTACGATTGCTCGTACCTCTGCTTCTTCTTGCGCTTCCTTTTTAGCTCGTTCAGCTAAATTGGATAGGTCGATTGCTTGACCGATGTCAAGATTATTCATTCAAATTCTCCATTTTTTTTGCGAGGTCTGCTATTAAGGACTGCGCGGTAAGTAGACCCCGAACCATACCGACAGCTTGTTGATAGGCACCGAAGTCCTTAGCGGCACCATCGCCAAGGCTTTCGATAATTGCGTTGCGCCGTTCTTCGATTTGTTCCATCAAATACTCTAGCGTTGAATCCATTATTCAGTTTCTCCTGTTG